TATGGACATTGGATGCCCATACGTGAATACTATCAATTTTCACTGAGACACTTAACTGTGATGCCACCAACTACTAGTGGCACAAAAGAGCGTGCTCGCTGTCCTGGATGCAATCATAACTTAACTGTGGTAGCTATGGCTACACATGAATGCCACGGTGGCACAGAACAATATCCGCGACTAGACCCCCGGAGGTATCAAGCGAATCAACGCTGGAATCCACGAAAGAAGCGTCAGGATTACACGAGATTTGCTTAAGGAAGGTGACGTAGGGATAATACTAATCCAACTACTATACCAATTACTAGAGCCATTACAATATCATTCATAATAATATTTAACACAACGACATAAAATGCCTAAGAATGCCGCTTTTTCAATAGGCATAAATAATTGAAAAGGATTCAGGAATCGACATCATGGAACAGGAAAAGAAAAGAGGCGGTGCAAGACCCGGTGCTGGGAGACCACGAGGATCTGGACATAAAATTACAGCACAAGATCTATTAGACCAGGCACAGGCCACCATAGGCAAACCATTTGCACAAAGTCTAATGGAAGGCTATCAAAAAAGCATAGTAGAAAACAACAACAAGATTCGTGTAACATATGAAAAGATGATCATAGACAAAGTTATTGCCGATCGTCACCAAGTAGAAACTGTAGAATCTGAAGATACCATAGCAGCCAAGCAAGCAGCATTTGAAGCAGCATTGGCCGACATTACTGGAATTAAAAAGGAAAGATCATGAGCGTAACAGTTAGTCCACTATATTCAGTCGTGTCACGCCCTCAACCTCGAAAGTCAACAAAAAGTCAAAGTGTGCCACACAGCGCATTTCAAGATCAACGCAGTCAACATTATCATGAGCACGTAGTTGGAACAGAACGTGAATTAAATCCAACTAGACAACCTAGCATTGAAAAGATTAGAACAGGATATCCAGGACTATAATGCCAAACTTAACCCAGCAGTTTTATACTCAAGCTAACACACAACCCACAACTACATACATTGAAACCGGCACTTACTTAGGTGGCGGTATTAGAGCAGTAATGAACAACTATGACGCTGTGCATTCTATTGAACTAGCAGAAAAATGGTATGACTACAACGTAGATCAATTCAAAGACTTTCCACACGTAACTATGCATCTAGGTGATACTAAAACTGTATTGCCTGAACTATTAGAGCAATGCCCATTCCCAGTAACAGTGTTCTTAGATGCACACTATTCAGGTGGCACTACAGCGTTTGGTGAAGAAGAATGTCCACTGTTACAAGAACTAGAAATATTACGCGATCGACCATATGATGATATTATTATTATTGATGATGTTAGATTATTGGGCACACGAGGTGAATGCGGAGCCGGTCCCACGGATCCTATCTATCCTACTATGCAGTATGATTGGAGTGCGGTTACTGCAGAAGAGATAGCTGCTAGAATGAAAGAACGCTATCAAGTGTTTTGGAACGAAAACCAACAGTATACAGATGGTCCTGAAGATCAGATCATACTAGTGCATAACCCATTTAAACTGGATTGATAAATAAAACTATGCCGTTAATTAAATCTAAAAGTAAAAAAGCGTTTGGTGAAAATATTAAACGTGAGCGAGCTGCAGGGAAACCCGTTAAGCAAGCAGTGGCCATAGCTTATGCTGTGAAAAAAAAAGCCACAGGTCGAAAGACAATGAAGAAATGAAACACTTAGCTGTTACACAAAATCGAAAGCCAGACATAGCTGCCGATAGAGATACTACTCGAGGACCTCAGCAGCCTAGCGGTGCTTCTTCACGTCGTGGCATGGTAGTTCGGGATCATAGTTTTCATTCAGCACAGCGCAGTCAGCATTATCACAAAAATGTTGTAGAACCAAATGCAGTTAGGTTTGGTGACACTAAGATGTCAAGATTAGAAAATCAACCTCAAAGCAATGAGGATGAAACAGAAAAAGGGCATAGGTTATGATAGCTACTAAAAAAGGTGTTCGTAAACTAAATCCAACCAAGGCAGTAATGAAGCAAGGTAGTCAGCAGGCTCGCAGGGCCGTTGTTACAAGAGTTTACAGTTCAGGTAAACCAGTTAATCCAAAGGGTAAAAAGAAATGAAAAACACAACATTAGGCCGCAAGCCTTCAAATGATATGGTTAAGAACGCAGGCTTGGTCAAACCACGACGTCGCAGTGATCAAAGTGGTGACGGCGCTGACTTTGCATTCAACGGCCAAATGGGTGACGGTGTTAATCGTGCACCAAACCGGTATGCAGGAAATCACAGTGGTCAAACCATGCGTGAAAATTATGGCACAGGTCCTGCACGGGGCAATGCTAGTTCAAGTCCTATCGACGTTGGTCCCGGTGCTACACATGATGCTAAACAAATGACTATAGCCACAGCCAGCCAAGGTGGACGTATTGATGGTGGTGCCGCAGTTAAAAAGCCTGCTAACCCAGATTCAATCTACATGGGGAAATAAATCATGAGTTTTGCACCATTAGCCAACACAGTTTCTATTAGTGCTGGGCCAACTATCACAGTGGCCAATATAGCAACTAATACAAACACATTTCGTTTTCTAAACGCTAACGTCACAGGTTATTCTTATGTTGGAGTGTTTAGTGATTATGCTACAGCAGCAGCCGCACATCATCCTCCAACAGGTGGTTCAGGAGCGTTAGTGCCCATTGGACCAACATGGCCTGAAGTTATTACAGGTAACTTTGGCACTACTGCAGATACAACCACAGTTTATATTGCTGCTATTACAGCAGTATCTAGTGGTCAAATAGTATTTGCTACACCTATTAGACCAACAGCCTAAGGAACCGTCATGACAGAAAAGAAAAAATGGATTCAAGCTGCTATCAAGCAACCAGGTGCACTGCACAAGCAATTGGGTGTTCCAGCAGGTAAAACTATTCCAGCTAAGAAATTGGCCAAGGCTGCAAAGGCACCTGGCCGGTTAGGTCGGCGTGCCAGACTAGCCGAAACATTAAAAGGATTTAAAAAATGAGAACAAAGGCAACTAGCCCAGTGCGTATTGAAAAGGTTAAAGAATTTTCAGCCGGAGTTGATACTGCTAACCCACATCACAAAACTAATGTTAATGTAGCACAAGGTCCACGCACTGGCAACACAGGTGCACATCCTGGCAAGCGTTCAGCGTTTATGGCCAGCAAAGAAGAACGTGCTCCATTAGCCAAGGTTATTGAAAGTGCTTATGCAAAACGACAGCATGAGTATGAGGACTTTGAATATACCAATGGTGGTTCAATACATGACAACACGTATGAATCAACTAAGAAGTATGGTGTTCGTTCAGGACACGCAACAGGCAAGAAAAAGTAAAGAGTGTCATTCTTAATTTCTGGATAGGAATTAGGGATAGGATTGGTCCACCTTACGGACCACTTATATTTTATTAGGAATAGAAATGAATAAGAAAAAAACCCCATCACCTTGGGACGGCGACGTTCCCGCATCAACCACACCTGAAGCAGACCCAACCCCACTACCAAGAGAAACCATACCCAACCCAGGGTATGATGTTGAAGAAATTATGGATAAGGTCAAAGCTGTGCAAAAGCGTTTGCATGTAGGCTATGATATGGAAGGCCTAATGAGTGACTTTCCAACAGCTACAGAATTGCAAAAGTTTGTCTATGATAGAACTGGTTTGGTATTAGACTTAAAAGGTCGACCAAACAAAGTCAAGTATCAAATTGCACTAGATGCACTAAATGGTATTGCACCTGCCTCAGAGTTTCTAGGTTCCGAAAATCCTTACTTGGATAAAAATGAAGTTATTCCCGAAGAACCATTACGAGAATTACCACCACGTGATCCTGCTATTGCGGCTGCTGGTCCAGAAGTAACACGCTTTGGAACTAATGTGTTTCCACATCCAGATCCAGACTGGCGTGCTAGTGATCAAAAAGCACAAGTAGTATTTCGCAAGTATGCCACGGGTATTATCACTTATGAAATACTAGGACCTATAGCACAACGTGCAGTAGGCACCAAGATCAATAAGTTTGGTAAGCCACAGCCTGAAAAGATTGTATGGATTGATCCACGCACCGGCGAACAAATTATTAGACGCAGTGATGGATCATTTACTCCACTAGGCACTAGACTAAGATCATTTATGCAGCGTCAACGTGTTAACAAATCTAACCAATGGGATACTTGGATTGATCGTGACTTTATTGCTGCTGACAATATGATTATAGATAATCCTTGGGGATAATATGAATAATCAAGTTCAGGCCACAAGACAAGTAGCCGATGTCAAAATAATGCAAAAGATCAATGCAGCACATAAAGAAGCTTTTGCTATTAAATGGCCTGGGCAAATTGAACACATACTTAGATTAACAGCTGAACGCTTGCAAGCAGGATTAGATAAACGTGATGGTGTGGATATTGGTAATGCCAGCACGTGGCGTTTAACTCCTAGCGAAATTGCCGACTTGTCAGAAGCTATGTATTATCAACATCAAATTAGGCAAAGCATGATCGATGAACAGGCCACGTAAATGATAGACAATGCCTTGTTAATGAGGCGTGCCTTAAGACTAGTGTGCGAACAACATGGCTTGGATCCAAAAAATCTAAGCCATATTCCTTCTGTGACTATGGATCGCTTGCGTGAGTTAACTGTGGCTGTTGCTGAAGATATGCACTACAATCAGTTAAAGTATTTTAGACCATTTGAACATCAACGCAGATTCTTTGCCACAGGCGAATCTGAACGTCGTGGTATCCTAGCAGCTAATCGTATTGGTAAAACAGTAAGCACATGCTATGAAACAGCCATGCACTTGACTGGACGCTATCCTGAGTGGTGGCCTGAATCAGCCAAACGTTTTAACAAGCCTGTTACTGTTATGGTAGCTGGTGAAGGTTGGAGCCAGGTAGCCATGGTATTGCAAAATGAACTCTTGGGCACACAGGATATTAAAATTCGAGAAAACTTAGGCACTGGAGCCATTCCACGTGAGTGTATAGTGTTTGACACTATGCGCAATGATGGTGCTAACTGTTTAGGCGTTGAAGTCATACATGCCACCGGAGGCAACAGTTATCTACTGTTTGCTAACTATACTCAAGAAGTTAGACAAATGCAAGGTTTCAAATTGAACATTGCAGTATTTGATGAACAACCACCTGATGATTTCTTTAGTGAAATTGTTACTAGAACTGCTACTACACAAGGTCAAGTGCTATGTTCATTTACACCGTTAAAAGGTTTAAATGGTCTAGTATCTAAGTTTTGGCACCATGAAACGGGTTATGAACATATTAGAGTAAGTTGGGATGATGTGCCTGAATATGATCCTTGGAATGAACCATTCTTGCTTATGGAAACACGTAGACAGTTGGAGCGTGATTATTTGCCACATGAACGCGACGCTAGACGTAATGGTGTTCCTGTTATGGGATTAGGTGCAGTGTTTCAACTGCGCAATTGGCCTACGTATAAAACTGGTGAGTATGACTTTAGAAACACCATGGGTCTACATCGCATAATAGCATTGGATCTAGGATTAGTTAATGATCGAACAGTAGTTAGTTTGATGTATTGGGATCCTGACAATCAAGAAGCTTGGTTGCATACACAAATAGTAGTCAAGGGCACTGAAGAAGCTAACCCCATGAACTACATCAATCATTTAATGCGTCCAGAAGTATTTGGCACACCTATTGTGTTACCACCAGATGCAGGCACACCTGGACGTTACACTATGAATAGTATGAGCATTAGACAACTGTTTGAGCAATACGAATTAAATGTGTATCCTGAACCTATAATGAATCCACCAGATGATCAAGGACGCAGAACCAATCACAAAAGCTATGGCATTAACATTATGCGTCAAATGCTAGAATTAGGCACGCTGCACATTAATGAAAACTGTGTAGAGTTCTTGCGTGAAGCACAAAACTATTATGCTGATGAACGTGGACGTTTTAGTGATCCTGATGACTGCATAGATTCAGCACGTTATGCACTGCTAGGCTGCTTGAATGGCTGGAGTGAACCTTGGGACAATAGAGGACCACAAGCTAGATTTAGAGATGCTAAACACCAAGTGCGTCAAGCACAACTACAAAAGAATAACCTAGGTGAAAAGCCAGTATGGAAGCGGTCCTGGGCTGCAGATGGCAATATCATTTAACAATAAATAATACAATTAACACTGGAACAAACATATGTTAGATTTACGCAACGTCGTTATTAGCAATCTTAATAATCATTCAGGTATTATGGCACGCTTTGTCAAGATGAAATCATTACTTGACTCCAAATGCGCAGCTAACCTTAGATTGCTAGCTACTAAGAATAATATTAACCGCACTTCGGATTATCACTATCTTGTTCTTGCAGTTAATGAAAGCACAGCGCCGGTTAATGGCATTGATTATGTGCATCCTGTTTTAAAGCCTGTGGTAGACTATTGTTCAGCAGTAATTACCAAAGGTCTAGCACAAAATGGTGAGATCAACTTTGAATTTGTTGCTGACAATGAAGCCGATGAAGTGGCAGCACGTCAAGCCACAGACATGGTGCACAAGATCATTAATCAAAACAATGATCCACACTTTATATTGCAGCATTGGGTCATGGATGCAGCGTTACACAAAAATGGTGAAATGCTAATCGCTCCTATGCGTGAACAAATTGTTCGTTATGTAACTACGCAAGGCACCGGGGACCAACTACTAGCATTTGAACAACAAGCTGCTGATTCAGGATTAACAGCATTGCGCCAAAGTCGTCGCAAAATCAAGGTAGACTTAGACAAAGTAAAACAAGAAACCGAACAGTTTATCAAAACATCTGAATCAGAAAGCATGGATCAAATACTAGAAAAGTATATTGGTCAAAGTAGAAACATTGCCGACACTGGTGAAATACCACAAGACGATATTCAAGCTGATGAATTGAATTTGCAAATTACCGACGGTGAAGAAGCAGTAACCGACAGTATCAATCGTAACACAATATATGAAGCCAAGTATAAACTAACTGGCTATAACTTAAATGTCAAGTTCCGCCCTATCGCACAACACTATTGGATGTGTGATCCTACAGTAATTGAAATACAAGAACAACCATTCTGCGGTTTTTATAAGCCAATGTCAATACAAGAAGCTTATGAACTGTATCCTGATATTGACTTAGAAGAATTCAAGATTTATGCTGAATACAGTAACGTTGGTAGTTACCAAGCAGGATCATTATTAAACAACCTAGCTATACACGCACGTGACTCAGTGCCTATTAATGGTTTACCAGCACAAGGTTATGCTGCACAAGAACCAGAAGCTAGACAAGTAACAGTATTAACAGTTTGGAATCGCTATGACATTGACAATGATGGCGAATTGGAAATTGTTGAATTAATCTATTCCGGACAGTATATCATTTCCGCACGTGAAGTTGAATTTATTCCTGTGGCCAATATGGTTCCAAAGCCATTGCCACAAAACTTCTATGGTATGAGCATTGCTGAATCAGTAATTCCAATGCAGGAATATATGACATCCGGCTATCGTGCAGAACTACAATTAGGTTTGTTAACTGCTACACCTAGAATTGGTGTTAAGCCAGATAGACTAGATTGGGAAATGCTACAAGATGGTGAATCAGCTATCTTTATTTTAGATAGTAAGTTTGATCCAGCCAAAGACATTTACCCATTGCCACCACCTAGTGGAGACATTTCATTTATTGAAGCTTCGATATCTAGAATGCAACAAGACACCATGGCCATGGTAGGTATGACACAACCATCGGATGTGTTCAATCCTGAAGTAATGAGTCCGGGTAACTCTGGTGCCAAGTTAAGTTTAGCACTAGGACCAAATCAAATAATACAAGACAACACAGTTAAGAACTGTGCTGAAGGATTAAAGGATGCAATTTGGTTAATATGGAGAACACTAGTAGCCTATGGTGATGACTATGGAGTCAAGAAACTGGCTGCTGAGTTCCATCCAGAAGGCAAGCCTATATTCTTAGACTATCAAGCGTTTGATGACATGAACTTTAATGATCGCAAGACTATACACATTGATCTTGCGCTAGGTATGAAGTCAGAAGAAAACAGCTTACAACGCTTACAAGTTATCAAACAATGCCAACAACAATTAACGCAAGAAGTCACAGCTGGTGTAGCATCTAACGCACTAACTCCTGCTGCGTTTAAGAAAATGAAAAAGCCTTATGCAGACATGTTGTATGTGTTAGGTGTTAAAGACTGTGATTCATACTTGCCTACCGATGATGAAGTGTTAGAAATGGTCAAGCAAGCACAAGAAGCTAGCAAAAACAAACAGCCTAGCCCAGATGATCAAGCCAAGGTTGCCAAAGCCAAATTGGATAGTGCCCGAGCAGATGAAATCAATGCTGAAGTTCAAGGTAACACAGCTGATAAACAGTTAGAAGCATTTTCATTAATGTCCGAGCATAAGGCTCGTGCATATGGACCTTAATTTATAAATACTTTCGTGAATGGAATAGAATAGATGATTAATGATGATGCAATTGAAGCATTCAACAACCGTTTAACCGCGGATTTGAATAATATAAAAACAATGACTCCAGCGCAGCTGGATCGTGTTAAGACATTAGGAACTGCTGCTGAAAATCTAATAAAGAATAGAGATTTAGCGCAGTTCATACACCAGTTTAAGTTTGATAGATTAGATTTATTAGTTGATATTGGTGGCCACACTGAAGTAGATAACACTACCAGAGTAGCTATATCAAATCAAATATCAGGTATAGATGAATTTGTTAGATCGCTAAAACGTGCGGTTTACATAAAGAATAGAGTGGTAAGCTTGCAGGAAGAAAAGTTAAAAGCTCAAAATCCTGAAGGCCCCATTAATTGAAAGGAGTATCAGTGGATACCGAAAACTTAGTAGTAGATAGCAGGCCTAACCTCCAACCAGAGAAGGTCCCTGTAGAAAACGTCAGTAATGGACTGGAAGCAATAGCAGCTAAAATGACCGCAATGCGAGAACAAACATTGCGTAACCAAATGGCAGTTACCAAAGTTACTGAAACAGGTTCTGAAAGTGCGGCAGCGCAATCAGCCCCTGTGGCACCAGAAGGCATTGCTGTTGATAGTGACAGTGATACCAATAGTGTAGAGCCAGAAGTTGTTGATCCTGAAGCAGAATATGCTGAAGGCCAAGAAGAAGCCGAAGCCCCTGAAGAGGTAAGCCAAGCAGACACTACCAGAGAAGAAATTATTGATTTCTTAGAATTTGCAGAAAGCAATCCTGGCGCTAAATTCAAGTTTATGCGCAATGGTAAAGAAATCGTAGTTGACGCTAAGAAGGCCGCAAGTATATTAGGTCAAGGTGCAGCAATAAGCGAAGATGCAAGACAGTTAAAAATTGAGCGAGCTGAATTTGATGAGTATTTGTCGAACAAGCGAGCCGAAACGGAAGGGCTAATTTTAGCTATGGAGTTTACCGTTGCTCCACAGATACAACGAGCTTACGATGAAATTGTAAAAACGCAAGGATATCAAAATATCTTTCAACAACAGTTAGCACAAGCTTATGATCCAGCTACACAAGCTAGAATCAGAGCTAATATGGCACAAAACGAACAGTATATCGCACAACAAGCGCAACTGGTCAACTCACTAAAGCCACAGGTGCAACAGTTTTATGAACATCGTAAAAAGCAAGTAGAGGACATACTTACGAAAAATCGTAAGGCCTTTGCTGATAAAGAACTGCGTAATGAATTCGTTTATAACGAAGTTCGGAATAAAGTAGCTGATGGATGGCGGGATGCACACAAGCAATTAGTGCCAGGGATAGACAATATTGACCTAATCTCTAGCGATGAACACGTAATGAGTTTATTGCGAGACGGCCTTAAATATAGAGATCGTCCCAAGGCTAAAAGCGCAGGCGGAAGCATTGCAGCTTTAACTAACCGTAAAGGTTCAACCAATATACAAGTTAAAGACCAAGCTGACAATATTAACAATCTTCGTGAAAAAGCCAAGAGCGGTGATAAGAAAGCCGCAGACAATGTTTTAATGGCACACTTACAAAACTTACGTGCTGTAAGAAGCCAAAAAACAAGATAAAAGACATAATATAGGAGAAATTAAATGTCAGGATATATCGCAACCGCGTCTATTGGCAATGGTGTTGGAACCTACAATACTGATATCGTTGTTAAAGACTTAGATTTAGATGTAAGTAACCGTGTTAAAGATGACACACCTGTGTTAAACATGTGTATGGCCAAAAAGCGTAAAGTTGTTTCAACATTACCTTTATGGACCAACGACGTTTATCGCGCACCAGCTGTTCAAGCTGTGCAAGAAGGTGCTGCTGTTTCTGCTACTAACGCAGAAGCTAATCAGCGTGCCAACTTAGGTAACTACACGCAGATTTTCCAAACCACAGTTGGTGCTACTGGAACTGCTCGTGCTGTTGAACAAGCTGGTGGTGATCCACAAGCTTACCAAGAAGTCAAACAGTTAATTGAATTAATGTTTGACGTAGAAGCACAGATCGTTCGTAATGACCAAGTTGGAACAAAGTATAGCGGCCAAAACGGTGCAGCTTATGCTGGAACAGCAGTGTCAGGTAACGTTCAAGTTTCAGGCGCAACACAAATTGGTCGTAGAATGGGTTCATTGAACGCATTTGCCGGCACACACAGTTTCAACACTGGCGATGGCACTGGTAATACTTCAGTTGTTGCTAACCAAATTACTACTCTTTTCAACTTTGAAGGCAGTGATACATTAGGTTATCAAACTATTGCTACTACTGGAACTAACACAGTAAGCTCAGCGTTCGTTATTGGTGGTCAAGCAGCAGCAGCTGGCGCAACTACTATTACTAACAATGGTGAGTATCTAGGTTCTAGCTTTTATGAGTATACTTCAAACTTACAACAGTTTGCACCAAGCTTATACAAGCAACTAGTTACTACTGCTGAAAAGCGTTTCAACGCTAAGATCCGCACTATTGTTTGCCCAACTTCACTAAGAACACACTTATCAGATACTATGCCTACAAGCCGTGGTATCAATCGTGTAAACAGTGAGCGTGGTGACACTATTGCAACTTACGAAGGTGACTTCAACTACACTTACGAAATCTTTGATTCTTGGATCATGGATCAAGTTGGTGCTAGTAACCAGATCTACTTCTTAAATGAAGAAGTTCTACAGTGGGGTTCACTACGTGATCTAGGTCCTAACAATGAAGTGTTTAGTAATGCTGATGCATCACTAGATCAGTTCATCTTAGAAGGAACCTTGATCGTTCGTAACCCAGCAGGCGTTGCTGTTCTACATGACATTAGTGCTAGCGGTAGCTATGCTGGTGTTAGCGGTGGTTCAAGTAACAACTATGGTGCAAGTGGATCACTACGTCCAAGTGCTTATGTCCAACGCTTAAATGCTTGGGACAACCAAAGCTTCTAATCTTGATTGATTGGATTAAAAAGGCCCTTACCGGGCCTTTTTTTTCGTATACACTAAATACAGTATGAATAATGAATATGACTTAGCAGGTAACCGCAAAAGTTACCTTGATCCC